ATGGTACGCACGAGAGCTCGAATTCTCGTTCTGTCATCTGCGGTAGTCGCGTTGTGCTCGCTGGCGTCAATGCCAGTCGCTGCAGAGGCGGTTGAAGAACATGCCTTGCAGCTTGATCCGATGGAGCAATCCATTGGTGTGGTCACGGTTTGCGACCTGGGTGAAGTAACCGCCGCCATGGTCGCGCCGGGCCGATTGCCAGAGTCACCCGGCGGGGTGATCGCGAAGGCAACCGTTTCGACTGCTGTCACTGGCCATGAAAAAGAAGTGCTGCCCGGGGGTGTAGCTGGCTTGTCCGGCATCGGTATACGCGGTCCTACGACCAGTTAAGCGAATTGCTCTGACGAGCACGAAGCCGGAAAGGGCTTGCAAGTCAGGCCCTTTCTTCGGATTCGAAACACACCAACTTGGGATGCAGTCGAATGACCCTGGAAGAACTGCTGAGAAAGAAGAAGAAGGGCATCAGCCCGGTAAGCAAAAAGGAAGTTGAGATTCCCCTCACCTTCGTTGTCGACATCGGCCAGGAACGGGAGGACGGCGTCCATTTCATCATTCACCCAGCGCACGAGAACGGTGAAACCCTCGATTTTGTTGTGAAGGGAAATGAACTCACCCCGCTCTGATTCGCTTGGCGAGTGGAACGCCTATGTGGCTGCCGGCGCCGATCGGGAAGAGAGAAAGGCCAGGCTGGCGGAATGCCCGGACAAGTTGAAAGAAAACGTGACATGTCACGTTAAGACAGTTTTCGAATTACGCAGACGGAGCAAGCAATGCCAGAGCCAGAGAAACTCGAAATCCTCCTCCCGTGGCCCTTACCGGCGCTGAACCCGAATTCTCGGGGGCACTGGTCAAAGAAAGCCAGGGCCGCGGATATGTACCGCTACACCTGCAAGCTTGCGTCAATCGAGGCTATCCAGAAGAGCGGGCATGACACCGGCGCCCTGCAGGACTTGGTTAAGGCTGGCGGAGACATTCACGTGTTCCTGGATTTCTACCCGCCCAATCGTCGGGCGCGGGATGACGACAACATCATAGCGGCCTTCAAGTCTGGTCGGGACGGGCTGGCGGATGCGCTGAACATCGATGACCGGCACTTCCGGACGCACCCGTTCCTGCATCGTGACGAAGTTGTGCACATGGGTCAGGTTCGGGTGGTTGTTACCAGCAAAGCGCCGGATATCGGAAGCGCTTCCTAATTTTTCGGATGCCGTAAGCGAAAGGGATCCAAGAAAACTCCAATTTTTGACATGAGCGAGTGTTGGATAAGGGAAGGGAAGCAAAAAACCAGAAAAAGAAAACCCGGCTCAAGCGGTGCTGGAACACCTCGCCGGGTAATCAGTAGAGGAAATGATTATGACTGATCTGATATTAAGCAGCAACACCGCCCCGGTGACCATGAGCAGTCGGGAAATAGCGGAGCTCACTGGTAGTCGGCACGACAATGTAAAGCGCTCCGCCGAACGATTGGCCGCTGATCATATTTTAACCTCTCCATTGGAGGGGTTAGATTTTGAGCACCGCGGCAACGCCTACCAGGAGTATCGATTCAACAAGAGGGATTCCCTCGTTCTGGTTGCTCGACTGTCTCCTGAGTTCACCGCGGCTGTAGTCGATCGCTGGCAGGAACTGGAGGCAGGCAGCAACCGAATCCCGCAGACCCTTTCCGAGTCACTCCGGCTCGCCGCCGAGATGGCCGAGAAGAACGAGCAGCTAGCCCTGGCCAATCAGCAGCAGGCTGCCCAGATCGAAAGCTTGGAGAACCTATTCGTTGATGGCATGACCCCAACCGAGTTCGCCAAGCGGTTGAACGGTGTGAACTGCCAGAAGGTATGCCAGGCGTTATCCCAGCGGGGCTGGCTTTACCAGGACTTCACCGGAGGCTGGCGGGTCGCGTCCTACGCCCGGGACCGGTTCCTCACTGAACGCCAGAGCAATGTCCCCCGCAGCAGCGGCCAGGTCATGGTCCGGTGTACTCCCGTTCTGCTCCGAAAGGGAGCAATCCACATGCACAAGCTTTACCTCGAAAGGCAGTTACCGATGAAGAGCAGCTGGGATGGCCAGTTCACTCACGATAAATCATGGCAGGGGGCCGCTTAAGCCATGGGATCGATAGAGCTATTCGACAGGCCTATTGCCTTCCAGCGCGCATTCGTAGAGCTGGGGGTGGGCATAACAGGTGCCCTGATGCTTTCCCAGTGTGTTTACTGGCATGGCCGCACCTCGGATAAGGAAGGCTGGTTCTACAAGAGCCAGGCCGATTGGGAGGTTGAAACGGGCATGACTCGCAGGGAGCAAGAGACAGCCCGGAAACGGCTGGAAACCGCCAGCTTCCTGGAAGAGGAGCGTAAAGGTGTACCCGCCCGGCTTTTCTTCCGAGTGAACGTAGAAGCGCTGGAAGCCGCACTATCAAAGCTTTCTTCCAGAATGGCGGATTCCGCCAATCAAGAATGTACGAAACGTGCAACCAGTATGGCGGAAAGCGCCAATCAAGAATGTACGAACCCGACAGACTGTGATGGCGGAAAGAGCCAATCTATTACAGAGATTACTTCAGAGACTACCTCAGAGACTACGGCAGAAAAGATGTCCGGACCTGACCGGCCGGACGCAACCAGCCCCCCGTCCAAAGAAACAACTCCCGGATCCGGTGACAAACCCCCCAGGCCAGGAGCGGCCATCGAGAATGGACGATTCTGGGGAACGCAGGAGGATCTAGACCTTGCGGTCTGGATGTACGACACGCTGGCGGACCAGCTGGGGGAGGATCGCCCCAAGGCACCGAACTACTCACGGTGGGCAAACACGATCCGTCTGATGCGCGAACAGGACAAGCGTGAGCTCAGGCACATCAGGGCCCTGTACGCATGGTGCCGGGATCACAGTTTCTGGACTACGGTTGTCCAGTGCCCTGACAAACTCCGCGACAAGTGGTCCCAGCTGGCGATGCAGCGCAAGACTGAGCGCCGGAAGCCGGCAGCAGAATCCCGTGACGATCGGAACGCAGAGCTTCAGAGGATTCACCAGCAACGCACCGCAGGCCAATCAGGAGTTACCTATGAACACCAATGACATGGAAGAATTCGACCGGCTTTGGGCTGAGGCGCATGAGGTTTACGGCAGAAAACCGGAGCCCCGCGTGGTTTACATGGTTTTCCAAGCGCTCATCGCTTTCCCCATTGAAGATATCGAGAAGGCACTTTGCCGTCACCTCACAAACCCCGATACCGGACAATACCCGCCGAAGCCAGCAGACATCGTCCGTCTGATCCAGGGCAGCAGCCAAACTACCAGTGGCGAGGCATGGGCAAAGGTTGATCGCGCCATCCGCTGTGTGGGGAACTACCGCACCGTCGTCTTCGATGATCCCAAGATTCACGCCGCGATTGACCGCCTGGGTGGCTGGCAGAAGATCTCCCTGACTGAAGAGAAGGAATACCCATTTCTCCGGAACAACTTTTTGAAGCTTTACCAGGGCTTCACGGTCCAGCCTCCAGAGACCTTCCCACGGAAGCTGATTGGCACCTGTGAGCATGAGAACAGCCAGCACGATTCGTTCATGCGGGGCAGGTCAAAGAATGAGCCGGTGATGATTGGCGATCCTGAGCGGGCCCGTCTTGTTTACCAGGGCGGCGGTGAGCAGGGTGTTGCAAAGATCCGCCAGCAAGGCACCCAGGAGTATCTGGAATCTGCCATCGACAATCAGGTTAAACGTCTTGGGGGTGTTGCGTGAGCGGAAACCGTCTTTCGAAAACTCGGGCCCGCCAGGCCGCCAAGGAGTATATGAGTGGCGCAAGTCTCCGTGCCGAATCTGAAGAGCTCTCCGACAAACGACTGGCTGGCAAGTTTGCCTGTGGTGTCGCCACCATCAAGCGAGTTCGTGAGCACCTTCCGGTGGCCGTGCTCGATGAGGATGACCAGGAACTGATCCGCCAGTGTGTGGCCGAGCGATCGCGCATCGACAGCCAGCTCCCGAATCTGAGCAAGGTCTATCTGCGCCGTCACTACGATATAAGCGTTGAGGCCCTGGATCTCGAACTGGAGTTGGCGGGCTGGGAGGATCCCAGGCACAAGCGGAAGAATCAGGGAGCTGCTGCGTGAAGAGGCGTTCTGGCCCATCGCTCCGCCAGCAGCTCCGGCCCCTGGCAAAGTGCCCCGGATGCCACGGCCAGGGTGTAACGAGCGGCCTGTTCCACGAAATGCCCTGCCCTGACTGCAACGCTGGCGGAGTGGTGGACAAGGAGACCGGTGCCGCGCTGGCGGTGGATGACCTGGTGTTGCAGTTGAGGCTATGGCTGGCCAAGGCAATGCAGGATAACCGCCAGCTCAAGCGTCAGCTGGCGGACATGAAGGGAGATAGTAACGGTCGTGGCTATGGAGAAGGGCGAGGCCATGGCCCCATGGGTATGAAGTATCACGGGGACTGACTATGAACTTGGAAGAAGCACTTGAGGTGATCTCGGGAAACGGTAGCAAACTCCTAATCCCTGTAAAAATGGGGTTCTTTATCATGATTCGCCCTGTCGAACCCGGATCGTTCACAAAACCATCTGTGCCTTCAGAGCTGCGCGAAGGCAATGACTGGCTCCCAAGCTGTGACTTTGAGTGCCGTCTAGTTGAGGTGACCTCTGAAGGTTGGCGGCCACTTGAAAAGCTACAGGGGAAATGGGTTCAGTGGGGCGTTGAGCCCAACGACATTAACCGCGACACGTTCATGGTGGTGTAGGAATGCTGCAGAAGACCACACCAATACACTCGAAGAAGATCCGGGACGCGGCTCGCGGGCAACCGTGCACCCTGCAGATCGTTGGCGTCTGCAGCGGGGACTGGTCAACCACTGTTCTGGCTCACCTGCCTGATGAAAGCCACGGGATCGCCCGAAAGAGTGACGATCTGTCGGCCTGCTTTGCCTGCGATGCGTGTCACAGCGTCATCGACGGCCGGGCCAAGTGGCCGGCCATGGAGCGGGAGCACAAAGAGTGGTATTTCCGGAGGGCCCAGATACGCACCTGGCGGGCTCTTTTCGAGAAGAATATCTTCAGCATCAAGGGGGCTGCGTGAGCGACATCAAGGCCGCCGTGGCCTACCTACAGGAATACATGAACACCTACAGCCAGCAACACAGTTACGAGGCCTACCGGGCCGAAACGCTAATTGATGACGTCCTTTATGGGCTCGGAGTGGCGCTCGACAAAAAGTACAAGTACGCACAGGGCTACGACGAATTCAAGAAGGTGTTACGCGCACACCTGGAGGCCGAGTGAACTGGTTCGACATTCCCGGCCTCGTCTTCCTGCTGACGCTCGCTTTCACTTTGCAGCCGCGCAGGCGCTGGAGCCATTACTGTTTCGCGCTCTGCGTTTCGACCATTGCCGGCGTGATTGCGACCGGGCTGACTTTGATTGTTTGGGGGATCACTCGATGAAGCTTATTGGAATCACGGGAAAGGCCAGGAGTGGCAAGGACACGGCAGCCAGAGTGTTGATCGAACAGCGAGGGCTCATCAAGTATAGCTTTGCCGACCCCATGAAAGAGGGTGTCAAGGTTATGCTTGGGCTGACAGATGAGCATGTGAACGGTGACCTGAAAGAGCAGGTTGTCCCAGAGCTCGGCGTCAGTCCACGGCGAATCCTGCAAACCCTGGGTACCGAATGGGGGCGAGATATTATCCGCTCCGACCTATGGGTGGTTCTGGCTCAGCAGAAATGGGAGGCGATCAAGGCGGCGACAGACGGAACATTTCACGGAGGAATGATTGTCCCTGACGTGCGATTTGAGGATGAGGCGGCATTCATTCGGGATAACGGCGGCCTGCTTATCCACATCGAACGAAAAGGCGCTCAGGAGATCGAGGGGCACGTTTCAGAGGCTGGTGTCGAATGGAAGCGTGGCGACACCAGGATATGCAACAACGGCAGCCTGAGTGATCTGAGGCGCTTCGTGCTTTGGGCAACAAAGTAAGAGATTGGATAGAGGATGGGTTCAATGGCAGAGCAAAACAGAAAAACGCCAAATCAGCGCCGCGCCAGGGAAGCAGCCGAAAGAGAAGTTGACCGCTTCATTGCCTACCTGCAGGGACTGGACACGATAGACCAGATCGCGCACCAGGGCCGGAGCATCATGGGTATGTGGGCTGACTTCGAGGGAAGACCGCCGTCCGGATCCGGGTTCAGCGGTTTCTGCATGCTGGCGGACAAACTGGAGAAGATCCGATTCCGTCACGTCCCTGAGGAATTCGCCCGGGCCTATGACCGGTTAAGTCGTATGGCCAGAATATCCCAGAAGCAGGTAGAGGCGCTTTGTGTTGATCGATTCTATAGAGGCCGGACCAAGGTGGCCATTGACCCATTCACCGAACAGCGACTTGAGATCCGCTGGAATGACGCTGCTTGCGGCCAGCTCCTTGGGTGCACCGCGAAGGTTTTCCAGCGGCGAGTGACAAAGGGCTATTCACAGCTGCAATTGATGATGGGTTACCGGGAAAAGGAAGCTGCCTAACACTAGATGTTGACATCAGGGGTCCAGCAGATACACTATTTGCTAACTGGTCAAAATGACCTCGAAAGAAACCGCCCTCCTCCCAGAGCTGGCGGTTTTTTTATTGCCTGTCCATAAACCGCCTGATACGCCCGCCTCCGAGCGGGCTTTTTTATGCCTATGAATCGCCAACTGCTCAGAACACAGCTGGAACGCCATGAAGGGCTCCGCCTCAAGCCGTACCTCGACACCGTTGGAAAGCTTACGGTCGGTTATGGACGCAACCTGGAAGACGTAGGAATCAGTCGTGACGAAGCCGATTTCATGCTGGATAACGATATCGACCAGGTAGAGCGCCAGCTCAACACCGTGGACGAGTATCAGGGTCTCGATCCGATCCGTCAGGCGGTGCTGGCCAACATGGCGTTCAATCTCGGCTTCAGGGGCCTGATGGGCTTCAAGAACATGTGGGCAGCCATCGCCAATCAGGATTGGCAGTCAGCGGCACGGGAGATGCTTTCCTCGAAGTGGGCCAAGCAGGTTGGAGATCGGGCCGTTGAGCTTGCCTTCATTATGCGCACCGGGAGTGCGCAGGATGGATGAAGTGTCCGACCGTCGCGGATGGCACATAAACAAGGGCGTCGATCTGATCCACATCGTCACTACCGGCGTCTTGCTGATTGGCGGGCTCTGGTTCCTGGCGGAGCAGAACACTCGCATCAGCAACCTTGAGTTGAGCTATCGCCACATGCAGCAGCTGAACATGGCCGAGCAGGACCGAACAGAGAAGAAGTTCGACGACCTCAAGACCGATCTCCGGCTCATCAATAGCAAGCTGGACCGGCTCATCGAGAGTGAATCCAGTGGCCGATGAACACCCTGACCCAGGCCGGTGGTGGAAGCACCGCCGGCGCGGCTACTACTCGGGTATGTGCTGGGCCCTGGTTCAGACGGTTCTCTGGATCGCCCTCGAGTACCACCGGCCCGGGATAATACAGGCCATGGGTGTGGTTATCGGCTGGTCCTATGGCATAAGCGCAACCCTCATCATCAGTTACTTCGGCAACAACATCGCCGAGGCCTGGGCGGGCAAGGTGAAGCAATGATTCCATTCGGGCCGAAAGTAAAGCTGGCCGTTGTTGCTGTGGCCATCCTGGCTATCGGCTATTCCGGCTGGATGGCGAGAGGCTGGTTTGAGGACAGCAAGGACCTGGCGGCCATGGAGGCTCAGAAGGCACTGGCCGACGAGATCCGCTCTGACATGGGTCAAGTCGCGCGTACCGTCGAGGACCAGCTGAAAGGGCTGAAGGCCAATGAACGCATCATCGACAGGGGCATCATTCGTGAGATTCAAAAGCCTGTATTCCGCAACGTGTGTATTCCTCCTGGCGGTGATGCTTTCGGGCTGCTTCGTTCAATCGCCAATGGTGAAGCCCCCGGAAAGCCTGATGACGAAGGTTCCCAAAACACTACCCCCGCTGACTGACGGCACTGGCCAGGACGTTGTACTGACTATGAGCGAATGGGGTAACCAGTACCACGAGTGCCGGATCCGCCAGCATGGCTTAGTGGACGCAATCCTTGAGGCATACGAGTGAACGATCACCAGGTTACTGAGCTCATCGAGGCTATCCGCCAGCAGACAGATGCCATCAATCGACTGGCCAGCAGCAACGCAGCGCTGGTTCAGGCAATGGCAGAGGCCGAAGGGTTGGATGAGGAAGACCAGGCGCCTGATACCTATCTCGATGGCGCTCCATGCCGCTGAGGACGGCCAAGCCCTGCAGGTCAAAGCTATGCCACCAGACCACAAGGGAGAAGCACGGCTATTGCGAGGAGCACGCTGACCAGGCCAAGAGCTGGACGCGAGGCCGGGCAGGCAGGGGCAGAGGTGGCCGGCCATGGCGCCGGCTGCGGGAACAGGTGATGCAACGTGATCGCTACCTGTGCCAGCCATGCAAGCGAGCGCGATTGGTGACGCCGGCGACTGAGGTCGACCACGTTATCCCTGAGGCTGAGGGCGGCCCCACGGTCGCCAGCAACCTTGAGTCCACCTGCCACCCCTGCCACCAGGTCAAGACCCAGCGGGAGGCTCTGAGGGCCCGCGAGCGGGACGCCGGAGGCCCCGGGGGTGGGTAAATTTCTGCCACCCTGCCCAGCGGACACCGCGCCCTCAGTCACTTTTTTTTGCGTGAGAAATAACGAACTTTTTCCAGAGAGGCCCGATGACCAACGCAGCACCGGTTCGAGCCTCCGGCGGAGGACGTAAGCAGAAGACTCAGAGTCAGCACAAAAGCTCGCTGACTCGCATCGCGCCACCCGATGAACTGATCGACGACATGGCCGTCCGGATCTGGAAGACGCAATCCAAGATCCTGATTCAGCGCGGGACCTTCGAGCTCGAAGATGCACCCCTACTGGTGGCTTACTGCAACTCATTCGCCTACATGCTCCAAGCCGAGCAGGAGATCGCGGAACAGGGTCTGGTGGTGCCGACCTCTGACGGCAGTATCAAGAAGTCACCATTCGTGGGAGTGCGTAACGACTGTATAGCCCAGCTGACCCGCACCGGCTCGCTGCTGGGACTGGATCCGCTTACCCGCCTTAGGATGCTGGGGGCTGGTGGAAGCAATGGCAACGGAGATAGCGGGGTCAACGAATTCGACGAGTTCGACTGATCTATGAGTACCTACCCTAATGTGAACGCGGCGCAGAAGTACGCCCGCGATGTGGTAGGTGGCCGGATCGTGGCCTGCAGCTACGTGAAGGCGGCTTGCGCCCGCCACCTCAACAACCTGAAAGCCGCGAAGGCCAAGAGCTACCCGTACCGATTTGACCGGGACAAGGCAGAGCGGGCCTGCAAGTTCGTCCAGCTTCTGCCCCACACCAAAGGCGAGTGGGCCCGAGGCAACCAGAGAATAAAGCTTGAACCCTGGCAGCTGTTCAGCTTCGCCATGGTGTTTGGCTGGGTCCGGAAGAAGGACGGCTTCCGCCGCTTCCGTGAAGTCTACGAAGAGGTTCCCAGGAAGAACGGCAAGTCCATCAAGGTGGCCGGCGCCGGCCTGTATTCCTTCTGTGCCGATAACGAATACGGTGCCGAAGTGTTCTGCGGTGCCACCAGCGAGAAGCAGGCCTGGGAGGTGTTCCGCCCTGCCCTTAAGATGGCCCGGAAGCTGCCCAACCTGCGTAAGCGTTTCGGCATCGTGCCCTGGGCAAAGAAGCTCGAACGCACCGATGGGAGCGTATTCGAACCGGTGATCGGTGACCCGGGTGACGGCTCGAGCCCCTCGATGTCGATCGTGGATGAGTACCACGAGCACCCGGACTCACGACTCTACGACACGATGATCACCGGCATGGGTGCCCGATCGCAGCCCCTGATGTGGGTTATCACGACGGCGGGATTCGATATCGCCGGCCCGTGTTACGAGATGCGCGAGCGGGCGATCGAGATGCTGGAGGGAACCAGCCAGGACGACGAGCTATTCGCGATCATCTACACGATCGACGCCGGCGACGACTGGACCACCGACGAGGCCATTCTCAAGGCCAACCCCAACGCCGGGGTTTCGGTAAAGCTCGATTACCTGAAAAGCCAGCGCGACAAGGCAGTCGCCAGGGCCCGCCTGGCGAACAAGTACAAGACCAAGCACCTCAATGTGTGGGTCTCCTCGAAAGAGGGGTTCTTCAACATGGAGGACTGGAAGAAGTGCGAGGACCGGTCGCTGACCATCGACCAGTTCCGGGGTGAAGACTGCATCCTTGCTTTCGACCTGGCCCGCAAGCTGGACATGAACAGCATGGCCCGCCTGTTCAAGAAGGTTATTGACGGCAAGACGCACTACTACTGCGTCAGCCCCCGTTTCTGGGTACCGGAGGACACCGCCTTCGACGGCGAGGACCGGCGACTCAGTGAACGTTACCAGGGCTGGATTGAGTCCAAGCACCTGGACGCGACTGACGGCAGCGAGGTGGATTACCGGGAAATCCTGGAATGCGCCAAGGAAGCCAACCTGGAAACACCGGCGCAAGAATCACCGATCGATCCGCACGGCGCGACCAACCTTTCGCACCAGCTGGACGACGAAGGCCTGAACCCGATCACGATCGTCCAGAACTACACCAACATGTCGGACCCCATGAAGGAGCTCGAGGCGGCGATCGTCTCCGGCCGCTTCCACCATGACGGCAATCCGATCATGACCTGGTGCGTGGGAAACGTGGTTGGCAAGTTCCTTCCCGGCAATGACGACGTGGTGCGCCCGATCAAGCAGGGCGATCACAACAAGATCGATGGCGCGGTGGCTTTGATCATGGCCATTGGCCGAGCGCTGGCGGCCGCACAGGTGGGCGAGAGCGTGCTCGATACCCTTTCCGACGACGACATCTTGGTGATGTGAATGCGCAATATCCTTCTGGACATCCTGGGCCTTCTCGGTTTCGGGTTGCTGAACTATGGCCTTTACCTGCGATTTGGCCTCGCTGATGCCCTGATTTGTGCTGGTGGCTTGTTGCTGGTGATGGCTCTATTTGCTGCCCGCGCTGCAAAGCGGAATCCATCTCCACCAGACCCCAAAAATCCGCCGAAGCGGCCATAAGGAGAGAGCATGCTCATTGACAGTCTTTTCTCTCCCCCGGCGTCTCGCTCCTCCTTGGAGGATCCCAGCACTCCGCTGACGGGCCAGAACCTGGCGGAATACTTCGATACCAACATCGGCATTGATGTTAACAACCAGTCTGCGATGACGCTCTCGGCCGTGTATTCCTGTATCTACGTGCTGGGCTCATCACTCGGCCAGCTGCCCCTGCACGTGATGCGCAAGAGGGGCGACAACATCGAGGCCGCCAAGGATCACCCGGCGTACTGGCTTCTTCACGACGAGCCTAACGAGTGGCAGACGAGCTACAAGTGGCGGGAGACAAAGCAGGCCCATGTTCTTGGCTGGGGAAACGGATACACCCAGACCATACGCAGACCCAGCGGGGAGCTTCGCGAACTGGTCACCCGCAGACCCTGGCAAACCCAGCTGGTCAAGAACGGCAACCGGTGGTTGTACGCGAATAACGACGAAGACGAGGGCAGCCGGGCTATTGCCCTCGAGGACATGATTCACGTCCGCGCCCTGGGCTCCGATGGCCGCACCGGGAAAAGCCTGATACGCCAGCACGCTGAAACGATCGGCCTGGGGCTGGCGGCCCAACGATATGGCAAGGACTTCTTCACCGGTGGCGGTCGGCCTACGGGCTTGGTGAGCGTAAAGAATGACCTGCAAAAGGATAGTTGGGAGCGGCTGAAGACTGCCTGGAATAACGCTGTATCAAAGCTGAAGTCGAGCGATAACAAGACTCTGATGCTTCCGGCGGATCTCGACTACAAGTCGATCACCATTCCGCCCGAAGATGCCCAGTTCCTGGAAACCCGCAAGCTTAACCGCTCAGAGGTGGCCGGCATCTTCAATGTGCCAGCCCACATGATCAACGATCTGGACAAGGCCACGTTCTCCAACATCAGTGAGCAGGCCATCCAGTTCGTCCGCCACACCATGATGCCCTGGGTTGTGAACTGGGAGCAGGAGATTAACCGTCGCGTGTTCACCAGGGCCGAACGCGCTGCGGGCTATTACTGCAAGTTCAACCTCGCCGGCCTGCTCCGCGGTACCGCCAAAGAGCGGGCAGAGTTCTACCACGCCGCAATAAACGACGGCTGGATGGATCGCAACGAAGCCCGCGTGCTCGAGGACATGAATCCCCGGGACGGCCTTGATCAGATGCTTGTCAGCGTCAACGCCCAGCCGCTCAGCGCGCTGAACGAGAACCCCAACGACGACGAGGGAACCACCTCATGAGCGAAGTAGAGAAGCGCGCCCTTCTGTGTGAGGTGCGTGCCGAAGAAAACGAGGAAGGCCAACCGGCCCGCATCATTGGACATGGCGCCGTATTCAATAAGCGCAGCGACATGATCCTGGGCATGTTCAAAGAAGAGATCGCCCCGGGCGCCTTTGATGACGTGCTGGGTGACGATGTTCGTGCCCTGTTCAACCACGACCCCAACTTCGTGCTGGGCCGCACCCGCAGCGGAACACTGGAACTCTCGGTGGACGCCGAGGGGTTGCGGTATGAGATCAACCCGCCAGACACCCAGTCCGTCCGGGACCTGGTTCTGGCGCCACTGACCCGCGGGGACATTACCGGATCGAGTTTCGCTTTTCGCGTCGCTCCCGATGGCGACGAGTGGCGGGAAGAGGAGGACGGCCTGATCGTGCGCACCATCCAGCGTTTTAGTCGCCTGCTCGATGTGTCGCCGGTGACCTACCCGGCTTATCCGGATGCGGGCGCTGCTAAGCGCTCCCTCGAAGCCCGTTGTGCCGAGATTCAAGATCTGGCCCAGCGAGCTGTAAATCAGCGCCGCGCCCGCGAGCGCTTCCTTGAACTCATCCACGCCTGAAACCAAAACATCGCCCCGGAGGGCTGAACACCATGAAACTTCATGAACTGAAGCAAGCTTACAACGAAGTCGCCCGGAACATGCGCAACCTGCATGACAATATCGGCGACACCACCTGGACTGACGAACAGCGCAGTCAGTGGAGTGAAATGAAACAGAAGCTCGACGGGTTCGACGCTCAGATCAAACGCGAAGAAGAGCTTCGCGATGCTGATCAACGTTTCGTTGAAGAGCATGAGGAAGAGCATCGTGAAGGTCAGGAACGCGAAGAACGTGGCGGTGAATCCATTGACGAGCAGCGTGCTCAAGCCTTCGACGCGTTCCTGCGTCAGGGTATGCAGGAGATCAGTGCCGAGCAGCGCCAGGTTCTGAGGGAGATGCGTGCCCAAGGCACCTCTCCCGACGAAAAAGGCGGATACACGGTGCCGACCGAAATGCTTAACATGATCTACGAGTCCATGAAGGACTACGGCGGACTGGCCAGCGTGGCGCAGATCCTGAACACCGAGAATGGTCAGCCGATCGAGTGGCCAACCAGTGACGGAACTGCTGAAGAGGGCGAGCTTCTTGGCGAGAACACCGCCGCGACAGAGGGTGACGTGGCGTTTGGCATGGAAAACCTGGGCGCGAAGAAGCTCAGCTCTAAAGTCATTCGCGTTTCCAACGAGCTGTTGAACGACAGCGGCATTAACATTCAGGCATTCCTTGCCGGCCGGATCGGTCAGCGCCTGGGCCGCGGTGAAGCGAGATATCTGGTTCAAGGAACTGGCGCCGGCACTCCCGAGCAGCCGAGCGGTCTGGAAACTTCAGTAACTGCAACCACTACTGCCGCGAGCTCCAGTGAGTTCACCTGGCAGGAAGTGAACGCTCTGATTCACAGCATCGATCCGGCTTATCGCCGGGCTGCGAACTTCCGACTTGGCCTCAACGACAACACGTTGAAAATGATGACCGAGATGGAAGACCTCCAAGGTCGCCCGCTCTGGTTGCCAGCTGTGTCTGGTGCAGCTCCGGCAACCATCCTGAACGTGCCTTACTTCATCGACCAGGGTATCGCCGATATCGGCGTGAACAATAAATTCATGTATGGCGGCGACTTCAACCAGTTCGTGATTCGCCGCGTGCGATATATGGTCCTGAAGCGCCTGGTAGAGCGTTACGCCGAGTTCGACCAGACCGGCTTCCTCGCCTTCCACCGCTTTGATTGTGTACTGCAGGACGCGGCAGCGATCAAGGCGTTGCAAGGCGCTGCTACCTGATCCACTGGGCCGCCTGCTGGCGGCCCTTAACTTGAAGGAGCAACCATGCTCGAGCTGGATATTATCAAGCAGCACGTCCGGCTCGAGCTGGACGAAACCGAAGAGGACGCGCTCCTCGAAACCTACTCAACCGCTGCGCAACGCATGGTCGAGAACCATACCGGCCGTAATCTGTATGCAACGGCGAATGAGATCCCCAAGGATCCTGAGACCGACGAGGTAACCGACGAAGACGCCCTGGTTCTGGATGACGACATCACAACTGCAATGCTTCTGCTGATCGGGCACTGGTACACCAACCGGGAAAGCGTCGTTGTCGGAACCATTACATCGGAATTGCCGATGGCCGTAGAGGCCCTGATCAGCCCTTACCGCCACTTCCACTTTGCTTAAGAGGACAACCTCATGGCACGGAAATCCAATAAAACCCAGCAGGCGAAAGCCACAACCCAGCCTGAGGCCAATTCGGAAAAGGTTGAGCAGCCTGATACCGCCGCGCAGTCTGCACCTGAAACCGGAAGCCCGGATCAACCTGAAGCCAACAACCAACCGGAGGCTGACCCGGAAAAGCTCGAGCAGCCTGAAGCTGGATCACCGTCTGAGGACGGAACCGAAAGCCCGGATCAGTCTGATGCCACAGCCCAGCCGGAGGCCAATTCGGAAGCGGGCACAGCTGACGATAAGGGAAAGGATTCCAGCGGAAAAGCCGGCGAGCCATCGAAGAAATCCAGCGCCAAAACCACTGGAGGTATGGTCGACGCCATCCTTAAAACCCGGCACTGCCGTGGCGGAATCTGCAAGGAAGCTGGCGAAACCATGCGTATGACTCGCGGCGAGTACGAGCGCCTGAAGAAATACGGCCGGGTAGAGTGATATGAGGGCTGGCAAGCTCCGCCACCGAATCACCATCCAGAAGCCTGCCCAAGTGCAGGATCCGACAACCGGTGAGATGGGGCCTGGATGGGAGACCGTTAAATCGGTCTGGGCGGAAAAGCGCCCCTCCAGCGCCCGCGAGTTCAAGCAATCCCAGGCCGGCCAGTCAGAAATCACAGGTGAGTTCCAGATCCGTTACCGCGAAGGCATCGACGCGACCATGCGGATATTGCACAAGGGCAAGGTTTACAACATCGAAGGTGTCCTGGAGGACAACGAGAGCGGCCGGCAATGGCTGACTTTGCCCTACAGTGAGGGCGTCAACGATGGCAGCTGATGGCATCAGCTATGAGCTCAACGGCCTGCCAGAGCTACTCGGTAAGCTGGACGCCCTTGACTTCGATATGAAGCGAAAGGGCGGCCGTTTTGCGCTGCGTAGGGCTGCTCAGGTTCTTCGGGATCAGGCCAAAGATAATGCCGACCAGGTAGACGATCCCCGCTCACCGGAAAAAATCTCAGAAAACATCGTTGAGCGCTGGTCCGGCCGAACCTTCAAGAAGACCGGCAACATGATGTTCCGCGTTGGCGTTATGGGTGGAGCTGGCGGAAGCGCTGACTCTTCCGCTCTGGAAGGTAACCCCGGTGGGGATACCCGACATTGGCGACAGCTTGAGTTCGGCAACGAGAATATGGCGGCTCAGCCCATATTCCGCCCGGTACCAAATCAGGTCGGCCAACGGGCCACCGACGAATTTGTTCTTCAGTACGGTAAGAAGATCGATCGGGTTCTGAAACAGGCGAGAAAGAAGGCGGCAAAATGATCTACACCGTCAAGAACACCACCATGGCCGGCCGCCCTGTGAAGGCTTTTGTAAACGGGAATGAGATTCCCGGCGCCTACTATGCGGACACCGATCGCGGAATCCTGAAGTTCTACCCGCAGCCGGCCCGCATCAAGAAACCCGAGCGAGACCAGGCATACACCAGGACGCTGCGTGGAACTGTCACCGTTGAGCCTGTGGGGAGCGACCAATGAACCCGCCGATCTTCCAGGTTTGTGCAGCGGACACCAGTGTCACCGCCCTTCTCGGCACTGGTCCAGTTCGACTATTTCCGTTTGGTGAGGCGCCCCACGGCGTGACACTGCCATATGCAGTTTGGCAGACCATAACCGGCCTGCCAGAGAACTACTTGGGCCAAACACCAGATATAGATCAGTACACCATTCAGATTGACGTGTATGCCGATCGTGGAAGCGCTGCCCGGGAGGTAGCCGAATCGCTCCGAAACGCGATTGAGCCACACGCTCACATCGTAGGGTGGAACGGCGAAAGCACAGATCCTGACACCGGCCATAAGCGATATGGATTCGACGTGGACTGGTTTGTCCACCGATAAACGAGCAACCAATGCCCGCCAATGAGCGGGCTTTTTTATGCCCTGGACTCGTCGAGATGACGCTCTATAGGGCTCCCTTTTCCAATCCCGCCGTGAGGCGGCACGTTCCCATAGAGAGGATTTTGTCATGAGCGTATTGGCCCAAGGCACCCACGTCTTCTTCCTGGACACCTCCGGCGGTACACCGGTCGTTACCCGGGCAGAGTGCGCAACCAGCTTGACCCCGGGCGGTGACCCGGCAGACCAGATCGAGGATACCTGCCTCGAGGACTTTGAGCGTTCTTACCAGTCCGGCCTGCGGACACCAGGCCAGGCAACCATGGGGATCAACGCGGATCCGAAGATGGCCAGCCATCTCACGCTGTACAACCTTTCCCGTATGAATCCCAGCCCGAAGATTCCCTGGGCAGTTGGCTGGTCCGATGGTGAAGGTGAGCCCGGTTATGGTAGCCCTGTGAAATCTGTCAGCGTTGATGCTGGCGGCACTGGATACGGCTCCCCGACAGTGACCTTTTCGGACCCTGAAGATTCTAATGGTGTGAAGGCTGAGGGCACCGTTGAAACTGATGGTGATGCCGTCACAGGAATCACAATAACCAACCCAGGTTCCGGCTATCGCTCCGCGCCAACCGTCACCATCAGCGGTGCGGGCTCGGGTGCGACAGCAACAGCAACTCTGGGCGACGTCGACCTGGTTTGCCCGGACTCCCGGACATGGTTCAAGTTCCGCGGTTACGTCTCCGACTTCCCCTTCGATTTCAGCCAGAACACTGTTGTGACCACGGAGGTCAGCATTCAGCGTTCTGGGAGCTCCCAGTGGATTAAGAAGGCAAGCACATGAATCTAACCCTTGAAACACTCAGCGAGATGGGTGCCTTCACAGGCGCCCCAGTTGAAAAGGAAATAACCTGGAAACAGGGAAAGAAGGAACTGACTGCCACCGTCTATGTTCGCCGCCTGTCCTATCGAACTGCTGTATCCGATATCCAGGCAATGAAGAACAACTCTGACGCGGTTGCTGGCCGAATCGCCGCGAGCATCTGTGACGAGAAGGGGAAGCCGGTATTTACACCAGAGGACATCACCGGCGACGCAGACCCTGATCGTGGGGCTCTTGATGGAAATCTCACCATGGCTCTGCTTTCCGTCATTGGGGAGGTGAACGAGCTGGGAAAGACCAAGAGCTGACCGAAGAGCAGGAAGTTTGGCATGAGCTCGTTCTCAATGGCGTTGGCGGTCAAACGATCGCACAAGCCCAGGAGGTGATGCCATACGCCGAGTTTCTGAGCTGGATGAACTACCGCCGGAAAAGGGGAAGTTTCAATCAAGGGATGCGGACTGAGCGCGGTACCGCCCTGCTTGCAACTATCCTGCACAACATCCATAAGAAGAAGGACAGCGCTCCGGTCAGCTTTTATCACTTTGCGCCTTACCATGAGGAGCCCGCCATTTCGATGGAGGAGGCCATGGAGAAATGGAGATAGCCTGCTAGACTTCGGGAGAAATTTGCCGGAGCTATGCCTATGAAAAAAATCTCCCTTCTCTTCTTTGCTATCGGCCTCGGTGGCTGCGTTTCATCCCCGACTATTCCGGACGCCACCGAATTTGTGGAGCTCAACCCGGATCCCCCACCACCAGCATCAGTTGGACTATGGACGGGGGCGATGGGACCTTACATATCGACCATTGAAATAACTGAATCCGGTCGAGGCAGGCTGTGTAGCTCTTACGCTTCGTGGGAGGGGGTAATGGGTGTGAAGTACAGCTCAGGTCAACTTCACCACGTCGGGTTTGGCTCTGCCGACATCTCTATTGAGGGCCCGACCCTTGTTGTAGATCCGGATGACACGCTCTATCCGACCTATCGTTTTAAGTCAGACTTGGACCTAGTTGAGGCTGCGGATTACTGCAAGGCACAGCTGGGTAGCGGATGACCCTATTAAGTCGAACTTGAACCCGCCTTTTACGGCGGGTTTTTTATTGCCTGGAGAAAAGCATGTCCAGAAAGTCGCTTGGCACATTGACGCTCGACCTCATTGCCAAGGTTGGCGGCTTCGAGGCGGGTCTGGACAAAGCGTCGCGCAAATCCCAGAAAACCGCCAAGCAGATCGAAAAATATTCTAACCAGATCGGCGCCGCCCTCACTGCCGCCAGTGCGGCGGGGATTACCGCCATGACGGCTCTTGTCGGCTCAACTGTTAATAGTGCAAGGGAAATCAAAAACCTGTCTGCACTAGCCAACACTACGCCGCAGCAATTCCAGAAGCTCACCTATGCCTCGAAGAGATATGGAGTTGAGCAGGAAAAGATGGCGGATATCCTGAAGGATACCAACGATCGCATCGGTGATTTCATACAAACCGGTGGCGGCCCGATGGCTGACTTCTTCGAGAAGATTGCCCCGAAAGTTGGTGTGACTGCCAATGAGTTCGCCAGGCTTTCTGGGCCGGAAGCACTCCAACTCTATGTGAAAAGCCTCGAGCAGGCCGGCGTCAGTCAGAACGATATGACGTTTTATATGGAGGCGATCGCATCGGACGCCACTGCCCTGCTCCCGCTTCTTAGAGACAACGGTAAAGAGCTCAATAATCTTGGCGACGAAGCCCAGAGAACAGGAAACGTATTCTCAGAGCTGGAGTTTCAGCAGCTTGAGCAAGTACGTCGCGGGATGGATGAGCTTACCGGGGCTGCAACCGGGATGAAGAACGAGCTCGTTATGGGAGCGCTTCCAGCAATTGAAGATCTGGTCGATTTCCTGAGCAACGAGCAAACCATGAATTCCGCCCAGGCTCTTGGTTCCGCAGTTGTTATCTCAATGAACAAGGCGGCGCAGGCCATCGACGGCGCAATAAAGGTCGCGCAATTCCTGGCAGAAGAGCTGGCGGCCATGACGGCCGGAGCCGCCTCTGACGATATCGTGCGGATCGAAGATGAGCTGGAAACTCTATACTCCATGCTCGACAACCCTACCAACCGTGTCCGCTTCTTTGGCAAAGATGGCATTGTCGCTTACTACGACAAAGACGAAATATGGCAGATGATCGCCGACACGGAAAACAAGATCGTCGACTTCAGGAAGCGAATGGCTCAGAACAGCCGGAATGCGCCAGTCGTCGAGCTTGTTGGCATGCCTGAAATTCCCGAAACTGCTTCCGGTGCTGCTGGTGGATCTGGAGGCTCTGAATTCAGTGACGAATATGGAAGACTCAAGGCATCTCTGGATGAAAGATATGCCATCCAGGTGGAGTACCAGGAGAGGCTGAAGGAGATCCGACAGGCATACGCTGCGGGTGAAATAGAGCAGGCCGAGAAGATTGAGCTGGAGAAGCTGGCGGCCCAGCAAAGAGTCAGGGAAGAGTTCGAATTCGACACTCAGCGGGAGCAATACGACTCCCACCTCGAGCTATACCAGGAGTTCCAGGAAGAGCAGACCCGCCTCGCCGAGAAGGAAGCGAAAAAACGAGCTCAAGTTGAAGAACAGGCACAATCTGCAATTACGAATATGCATTATTCCACTTGGCAGGCGGCCGCAGGATTTCTCAACACTTTTGCAGGCGAGAGCAAGGCTGCGGCCCTTGCCTCCATTGCCATTACCAAAGGCCTTGCGATTGCTCAGACGCTCGCCCACACGCAGACGGCGTCTATGCTCGCATACTCCAGCCAACTGGTTCCTGGCGATCCAACTTCGGTTGCACGCGCTGCGGCTGCGGCTTCTGCTGTTCAGTCGCTAGGTGCCATAAAAGTAGGCTTGATTGCCGCCACGGGCCTCGCGCAAGCCTATCAAGCCACAAGCGGTGGAGGGGCGGTCGGCACCGGCGGATATTCCTCAAGCGGCACCAATCCCCCAGTACCTACCAATACAGATCCGACCTATTCAGAAGACCTCGAAGACGATCGTCGTGGTGTCCAGATCATCTTCAACGGCGATGTAAATGGATTGGATGCTGACCAAATATCAAGGTCGATTAAAGATCACCTTGATTCAACAGACTTTGTTCTAATCGAGCCCGCCTCTCGTAATGGCCGGGCCCTTTCAAACGGCTGACGATTACTTATGGCAACGATCACGTTCATAGCGGAGCGTTCGCTGGTCTCCGGGCACGTCGCCGGGGATCAGATTATTTTCGAAGTACCACTCTCAAAATCATCCGCAAACCGAAGCCCGCGTCGAGCCGTGGAAGAAACAAAGAGCCTTTCCGGGCGGCGAATGACGCGGTTGATGCACCGCGAGAACCTTCGGAACCTTCAGACGCCCCCGTTTAATGACGACGCTCTGAAAGCTCAGATTGTGGAGTTTCTAGATTCCGTGGTCGCCGGTGAAGCTTGGACCCTCGATCTGTTCGGCACCCCAGACGCTCCCGACTCCCCCCAGACCTTTATCATCCAGGGCGACTACAGGGAAACGTTTGTCGATCAAACCGGTTTTTGGCAATACGCCTGGCAGGCAGTTGAAGCATGAGAATAGACACCCCAGAGTTTTCCCAGCTTAACCAAGCCCGGGCACAGGAGCCCGCCTTCGTTGTCGAGATAGCATTCGATGACGCTGGCAGTGACCTGGTGTATTTGACCAGCCATACCATTGAAGGCCTCACCGGTGAAATATTCGATCGCGTCCTGACTGACATTTCCGGTACCACCCAGAAGATCAATCCGGATAAGGCGCTGTCTGAGATCGGCGCCCTGTCCTTCTCGGCCCTCGATGACGGCCTGACGGACAAGCAGCGATCAAAACTCAGTGCCGGGCTAGGGCTGCGTGGTAAGCGGGCCCGGTTCTATGCTGGCTTCCGTGGACTGGACTGGTCTACCTACACACTGGTTCAGACCCAGATCATCCGATCTGCCAGTTACAAGGGTCTGGTCTATTCCTGGAAGTGTTCCGACATCCAGCGCGAGATGCGGAAGAACGTCTTCGAGGTCAAGTCCACATCACTGGCAAAAACTCTCGAGCCCGATGATGACGAGGTCGAGGTCTTCAACACCGAAGGCTTCCAGACCGTAAAGCAGCCGCCCTCCCCCTCTGGCCGGACCGATGCCCCGGGCCAGACTGTCGGTTACATCATCCTGGAAGAGGATGGCCAGAAAGAAATCATCCGCTACACCGGTAAAACGTCGACAACGTTCACCGGCTGCACGCGTGGTGTGCTGGGTACCCGGCCGATTCGTGTCGAGAAATCCGAGGACGAAGGCGCGGACAACGCCCCCAAGGTGGAAGAGTACGTTTACCTGGAAATGCCCGCGCCGATGCTGGCCTACGCCATCCTGACCGGGAACATCTATGGTGAGCCGGGGGAGACCCTGCCGGACCACTGGCATCTTGGCATTGCTCCGGAGTTCATTCGTACATCCGACTACGTCAACATCGGTGAGGACCTGTGGGACCTATCGAACCCTGATATCGGCCTGGCCGCCCGCATTGCAGGCGTCACCGACGAGGATGGCAAGCAGTTCGTGGAGGAACAGTTCTTCCTGCTGATGGGCTGCTATGCACCGATCTATGCCAATGGGGAGATTGGTCTCCGGAGAATGACTGGGGTGGTGTCATCCGCCACGGCCACCCGCACCCTGGACCGCGAGAATGTCGCAGGGTATGGCGCGCTGCAGCACGACATGGAAGCGATCATCAACCGGATCGTTATCAGTTGGAACTGGGTGGATCAGCGGGAGGAGTTCACCCGGACAAACCTGCTGATTGACCAGAAATCTATCGATACCCACGGCGATGCGGACCTCAAGCAGCTAGAGTTCCGTGCACTCCACGGATCCCGCCACTCCTACAACACCCTGAGACATCGCTTTGACGCCCTGCGCGATCGCTACGCCGGCCCGCCCCTGCGGATCTCCCTGGAGTTGATGCCGGACCAGAACGATCTGGAGGTGGGTGATATCGTCCGCCTAAAGCTGGCGGAGGTCGAAGACTACACCGGCGAACTCGTCGGCATCGACCGAGCCTTCGAGATCCAGCAGGTAAAGGTGAACTGGAAAACCGGTCGCGTCGACGTTGAGCTATTCGGCAGCTCCCAGAAAGCGGAGCCCCTGCCCCCGGAACAACCAGGTGCTGCTCTCCCAGAAACCGTGTACGCCGTAGCTGGAGCAACAGAGATTAACGCGGTGAACTTCCCAGGGGCTGTCAGCTCTTCCAGCGGCATAACCAGCATTACGGATGATATCGATCTGGCTGGCCACGATGATCTCCGCGATCCTTCGGCGATCTACTATTGCCTCGAGGACCTGACCATCAATGCGGGCGTGACTGTCACGGTTAACAGAAACACCCAGCTCCGCGTAAAAGGTTTCTTCCAGGTTAACGGAAAGATCGATGGCAAGGCCCGGGGGTGGGATGGCGGACTGGGCATGGATTTCGTGCCAGGTGCCAACGTTGAGAACCTTGAAGCCAGTCTGGCGAAGCTGTACCCCATCAATAGTGGATATATCGGGCAGCCTGCGGGTGGCGGTGGTGTGAACACCTCTCCGGGTGGATCTGAGCACGGCGTCGAGGCAACGCTCATCGAGAAGTTCGTAACGGACACTCGTAACCGTGGTGCGAACCCTTCGGCGCGCGAGATTGCGTTAGACCTGGTGGAGGGAAACCTGGAGGGGCTGCCTTCAAAACTCGTTGGCCAACCCGGATCCGGTGGTGGATCCGCGGTCCAGATCAACACAAACATCAACGATGTTCCGCGCCGCCCGGGAATCGATGGCCAGCGCGCTCGCAAAGTCTTTGGCCCCCAGACCTTCCAGCCGCAATCTCTGTCCTATATTCGATACAGGGCTGCTGGCGGTGCCGGCGGTAAAAGCGGCGCGGGATTGTTTATCCTTTGCAGCGGTTCGGAGCTTGGATCTGGCGGGGAAATCGATCTTTCAGGCGAGGCTGGCCACCCGGCAGACAGCGCTCAATATGCAATACCCAGCGGTACCAGCGGCCCGTTCGATAATAAAGATCTCTATGGCGGCAGGGGCGCCGGCGGGTCTCCCGGGGCAATGTATGTCGCCGTGGTTGGTGCCACCAGCAACCCGCCCACGCTCACATCCGCGAACTCGTCGTTCTATTATGGCGACTCATCCTCTAACCAGGCAGAAGTCACCATTGCGGCTGAGGCAGGTCGGGGCATCCAATACTCATCATTGGGCCCGGGCGTTTCCAGTTTCACGGTTAATGGCGCCCACAACGATCAGCCAAGGGGAAACCCGAACGAGTATGTGGGTTTTACTCGCATTCAGTTTATCAACGGCGAAATCGAACCCGCACCAGATGTGCCTGAGCACAGTGAGAAGCCGGCGGCGATCCTGGTTACCGAGGCGCTGAACACTCCGAAGACGCCCAACGCGAACATCTCAACACTGGAAGTCTCTGTCACGGCCCCGGCGGATAGCGCTTACAGCTATGCATTGGTGGAGTTCCGGCCCCAAGGCCAGGCAGGATGGACAGAGGCCGGCCCTGCCTCACCGGAGGCCCTGATCACCGTGGCCTCGGATGGCACCACATATGATATCCGCGCCCGATCAGTGTCGACCACCGGCGTGATATCGAACGACTTCATTTCCACGGCGATCACGACCACGAAAATCATCGGTGCAGAACCTGGTGATCCAAATGTCGACGAGAAGATCCGGATTCCACGAGTTCGAGGACTGGAGCTTGAGGGGCAAGGGAACGACACGGAGTTTACCGGGCGAGACGCAAAGTTCGTGTGGCGGGCCACTTCCATCGGCGAATGGTTCGAGATCGGTTCGGAGGGTCAGCTCGGCGCCAGCGCCGGTGAACTGGATCTGTACTTCCGTGATTACCAGGTGGAGATCTGGGCCCAGAACAAGATCGTCAGGACTGAATGGGTCCAGGATCCTGCATTTGTTTATCTCTATGAGAAGAATGCTGAGGACTATGCCCGGGAAAACGGATCCGCCGGCGCCTGGCGATCGTTCGAGATACGCGTGTATTGTCGAGGACGCCTCAACCAGGTGAGCGATGTGGCGGCCAGCCTGTCCGTAAGCAACCCTGCCCCAACAAACATCACCGGCCTGGCTGTCACTGCCGGCTTCAATGCCCTAGAAATCGCATACACGAAGCCGAGCGACCTGGACTTTGCCGGTGTCCAGGTGTGGGTTTCGGCCACGTCCGGGTTTGATCCGGATGTCGTTTCTCCGGTGGCCACCATCAGCGACAACAGTTATGTAGCTGGCGGGCTGAACCAGGGGCAGAACTACTACATCCGGCTGCGGCCTTTTGACGCTTTCGGTATCGAGGGAACCACACCTACTGCCGAGATCATGGTGACCACCCGCACGGGCCAGCAGCTGGCGGGCCTGAGCGGATGGGCTTATGAGCTGGATCCGGTCGATGAGCAGTTCATTAACGACAACCTGGCTGGTGACGCGATTCCGTCTCAGAAGATTAAGAATGTGACGGCGGCCAAGGTGACTACCGGCACGCTCTTAGCCACCGAGACCGTCACCACTGAAGGCTTGATCAGGGCCGTCGACGATATCAATACACCGACTGTACAGGCCGGCCTTGGCCCAGTGGAGCTCACTCTGGGTGGAGTTCCGTTCACTGCCCTCATGTGGTCTTTCAATGCCGCGGGCGTCACGTTCGCCACCGACGAGCTGGGCAATGTTTACCTCAGCGGGGAAATTGAGGCGTCGAGCTTCACCAACGATGAATTGAGCATTGATGCTCAGGGCAACCTTGTCAGCACTGGAACATTCACGTTTGGTGATGTGGGTGGCGGCGAATATGTCCAGTTCGACGGAACAAATCTGAACATAGCCACGCCGTTCCTTCAGTTGGACGGGAGCAAGGTTGTACTGGGAGATGATGCTACGGACCAGTACGTAAGCTATGACGGCACAACGGTCGAGCTTGGCCCTGGTGTGACTATCGGGAAAAACACCGATAGGACGGTGACGGTAGGCGCGGGAGGTGACTACGCAACGATAAACCTGGCGCTTGAAGCTCTGAGCAGGGTTGTTCCTGCCTACAAGTCCGGTGGGTTCAACGCAACCATTGAGTTGATGAGCGGATTTGTTATAGCCGAACAGATCTACGTCAACGGTATTGACCTTTCCTGGATCACGATAAGTAGTGCCAGCGGGGAGATCCACCAGATAGATGAAACGGCCATAACCGAAAACACAGCTTTGGTGGGAACTGTGCACGCCGTCTGGAACTGCATCGGGGGCGGTCGTTCTCCGAGAATAAACTTCAGAATGGGTTACTCGACAGGTGTGACACCCAGATCAGGAATTTATTGCCGCGGGGAAGGAAGCGTAGTCGCCGCAGACCAGATCTATATCGAGAATGCAGGGTACTTTTCCATTCTTTGTGTTGGTGGGGGAATTGTCCATTCCGATGGAGACGTTGAGTGTTATGACACTCAAATTGATAACGGGATTGAAGTTGCCAACAACTCAATAATAAGGGTTACGGGAAGCTTGACTTCGAATGGAGGGGGAAATCGTGGCTTGGTTGTGGGCAGCAGTTCCACGGTAAATGTCACAGAAGATATCAACTGCAATAACAACGGCTCTGGAATTGCTGTTCAGGGTGTTTCGTCCATCACTTGCGGGTCAGAAATAACCTGCGACAGCAACGCTAATAGACCCCTTTTCATGGTCGGCAGCTCGACGATACGGGCGTCATCTATGGTGACAACCAACAATGGTTCGAGCGCATTCATGACCGATTCTTGCGAAGTGCATACGTCGTTCCAGTGGGATGCCAGCAACACGGGAGGCGTCTTTATGGAGCGGTCCTGCACGGCCAGAGTAGGGTCGAACTTAAATTGCGGTCCTGACGATTTGACCATGGTTGATGGGTGCTTCGTTAGCAGGTCGTCGGCGTCTACCGGGGGCGTCGTGAATGTGACTCCAAATGGGATCAGCGGAGACGGAATACTTCTTGAGTTCAACCCTAGCGGGCCAGGTTAAGGCTCACGATGTTTGAGGATGATATATGAGTCAGTACAAAACGGGTGCAGTCTCAGTAACAAACGGCAGCCAGGTAGTCACCGGCACCGGCACGCTGTGGCTTTCCAATGTCAGCCCGGGCGATGGCTTCACCGTTGCTGGCACCGGTGTTCCGTATACAGTGGGTAGCGTTGATAGCGACACGCAGATCACGCTGAACGCCAACTACGCTGGACCGTCGGGCTCTGGTCTGGCCTATGCGATCTGGCGAGACTTCACGGCACAAAACAATCTACCCGAGATGAGCCAAGGGGATATAGAAACAGCAACTACATTCACCCGAGCCATGCGCCTTATTGACGGCTCCCTAGCTGATATTCAAGGCGACTACTACAAATCTGACAATATCCTAGGTACAGCCTCCCAATCAGGCGGCATTCCAACTGGCGCCATCATCGAGCGCGGCAGTAATGCGAACGGGGAGTACACCAAGTTTGCGGACGGAACACTAGAATGCTCTGCCATTCTTCAAATCGATTATGACACAGCCAACCGCATGCGTGTCGATTGGACTTACCCTGCGGCTTTTGCGGACATTCCTCGGTGGACAGCCAACCTCGTAGGCTACGGCGCCAACGGGACTGTGAATTTCTCTTTTACCAACAGAACATTTGTAAACACAATAGGGGAACTTACCGTATCCTGCCCCTCCGGTACGGCGTCGGGCAACAGCCTCTCCCTGACAGTTTACCGACCCTCCGGGTCTGCCGACTTCGCCAGCGGAGATAAAGCGAATGTGTCAGTTATCGTTAAGGGGAGGTGGTTCTAATGCTGAACCTCAACTTTTCACCGGTGCGCGCCGAAGAGAAGCAGCCGGAAGTCTTTTTTGAGCATCCGGTGCTGATCGTGGATGGCGCACAGTATGACCTTTCTGAACTCCCCGACGGGGCTACAGCGAAGCATTCTTTGCTGGGCACGGTAGAGCGCAGTGGTGACAACTACGAATGCACCCTACACTTGCCACACGGCTCTAACGCTCCGGAATCAACGCGCTTTCCCGATCCGATCGAAGTAACGCGCGATGGCCCTGTGGAATTACCAGCCTACGACAATCCGGAGGTCATCAATGACCTGGCTGAATGATGCAGAAGTAAAAACCGCTGAGCAGAAGCAGGCTGAAGTAGAGGCCTCAATCCGAAGCCGCCTGACATCGGTGGTTCAGAGGCATCTGGACACCACTGCGCAGGAGCGAGGGTATGACGGCATCCTGAGCCTGTGCACCTATGCCGCCAGCCAGAACGGCAAGTTCCAGGCAGAGGGGCAGGCCGGGGTCGAATGGCGAGATAACGTATGGGCTACCTGTTACCAGGTAATGGGCGAGGTGGAAGCTGGTGACCGGCCGGTGCCGACTGAGCAAGAACTTCTGGCCGAACTACCAGCTTTCCAATGGCCGGACATCGCCTGATACTTTCGCATTGCAGGCATGTTGAGGGTGGCTCTACTCTGACTTTTGTCCGCGTTTGGTCTGGGAGACCCAGTGCGGTTTTGTGATGTTTACCGGCTCTAACCGGCTGGCAGTCCCGCCACCAAAACTATATTAGCATAGCCATCAGCCTCCTATTTACTATCCCTCTCCTTCGCTGAATTCCCCGCTTCGCAGATTCCATTCCTACGATCAACCCCGGTGTGACATTGTGCCGGGGCCTGCCTGCTGCGATAATTCCCGCCATGCCGTCGAATCGAATCCAAGCAAAGATCACTGTGAGTAACATTGTGAGTAACCCCGCCAGCATGGCGAAAAAACTCACCGCTAAAACGGGAGGTTATACACGCTATGTTGCTGATGATCGATAACTACGACTCCTTCACCTACAACGTGGTGCAGTACCTGGCCGAGTTGGGCGAAGATGTTCATGTCTACCGCAACGACGAGATCACCGTGGAGGGCATTGAAGCCCTGAAACCGGAACGCCTCGTTGTCTCTCCCGGCCCCTGTACGCCCAATGAAGCGGGCATTTCCATGGCCACCATCCGCCACTTTGCCGGCAAGTTGCCGATTCTGGGTGTGTGCCTCGGCCACCAGGCGATCGGGCAGGTGTACGGCGGGAAGATTATTCGCGCCGGGCAGGTTATGCACGGCAAGGTATCTGCGGTCTACCATCAGGACCAAGGCATTTTCCGTGGCCTGAGTAACCCGTTGAAGGCGACGCGCTATCACAGCCTGGTGATCGACAAGGAAACCCTGCCCGATTGTCTGGAAGTCACTGCATGGACTCGCAATGACGATGGCTCGGTGGAGGAAATCATGGGTGTTCGGCACAAAACATTGCCCATCGAAGGTGTCCAGTTCCATCCAGAGTCTATTATGACGGAACAGGGCCATGAGCTGCTGCGCAACTTTCTGAAGACACGATAA